CCGGCAGAAGCAGAAAAAGCTTATTATGCTTCCATCGGAAACGATGATCTGGCAGCCTGAGTTCACAGATAAAACACTCTCCAGGAAACCCGGGGCGGTTCATGAAGACCTCAGTCAGTTTGATCGGCTGCTGAAAAAGCTCAGCGTTGAAGCCGCTCTCAATGCAGAGATGACACACCATCCTGGGTATGAGAAAAATCAGCCCAGACCAGGAGCTAACTCCCGCAACGGTTATTCCACAAAGACCGTTATCACAGGCGACGGTCCACTGGAACTGCGTACTCCGCGCGATCGTGACGGTACCTTCGAACCACAACTGGTAAAGAAAAATCAGACCTGTATTACCGGGATGGATAACCAGATCCTCTCGTTGTATGCCAAAGGGATGACCCCCGTGAGATAGCCGCTGCATTCAAAGAACTGTATGACGCAGATGTTTCACCGGCACTGATATCAAAGGTCACCGATGCCGTGATGGAGCAGGTTGTAGAATGGCAAAACCGACCACTGGATGCTGTTTACCCCATTGTTTATATTGACTGTATCGTCCTGAAAGTTCGGCAGGACAGTCGCGTCATCAACAAATCGGTGTTCCTGGCACTGGGCATCAATATCGAAGGTCAGAAAGAACTGCCGGGTATGTGGCTGGCCGAAAATGAAGGGGCGAAGTTCTGGCTCAATGTGCTGACTGAACTGAAAAACCGCGGTCTGAACGATATCCTCATCGCCTGTGTGGATGGCCTGAAAGGCTTCCCGGATGCCATCAACACAGTATATCCGAAGGCCCGCATCCAGTTATGCATCGTGCATATGGTGCGCAACAGCCTGCGCTTCGTGTCATGGAAGGACTACAAAGCCGTCACTCGCGACCTGAAAGCGATTTATCAGGCTCCCACGGAAGAGGCAGGCCAGCAGGCACTGGAAGCGTTCGCTGCGACCTGGGACAGTCGCTATCCTCAGATAAGCCGAAGCTGGCAGGCTAACTGGCCGAATCTTGCCACGTTCTTCGCTTATCCAACAGACATCCGCAAAGTGATCTATACGACGAATGCCATCGAGTCGCTAAACAGCGTGATCCGCCATGCGATCAAAAAGCGTAAAGTGTTCCCGACAGACGACGCGGTGAAAAAAGTGGTGTGGCTGGCAATCCAGTCTGCGTCCCAGAAATGGACGATGCCGTTGAAGGACTGGCGAATGGCAATGAGCCGCTTTATTATCGAGTTCGGTGACCGCCTGGACGGTCACTTCTGAGAAAAGGCATTTACACAGAATCTTAAACAGGCTCGTCTGAGCTAATACAACTGAACTTATCCGGCGTAACGCTCTCCACCCCCTCAGCCGTGCCCCCTTTGCTCCAGAAATGATTATAAGCAAAGACAAGTATCATTTTAATATAACAAAACAATGTTTTTACGCATTACCCATATAACTTTCTCATAAATCAAACAATGCTTAAAAAAACTGCGATACCAGCAACACGTTATCGCAGTAAATTATTAACATTAAAAATCGTTTACAAGAACAGCTTCTATTTTTGAACCAAAGTGGCAATTGACATTCGTCTTGCCTCATAATTATTGATTCTCTACCCAGAGGGTGGCCTCATCTGCTTTACTACCAGAGCCATCATGTTTTTCCCTATGGTCTTTCATCAGTAAAGATATTATAAATACGTCATCTCCCCATTAAAATATCTGAAGTTTCCTGATTGATGTTCAAAATAACATGACTCTCTTGGTACAATCATCGATACATCTATATTTTCCCTACTCAGCGGATGAGGAGATGCCGTTTTAACAAGTTGTACCAATGCTCCTTTTTCATATAGTGAGCACACATCTGAACTTAGAGAATTCTTCATAAAAACGCCCGTCTCGGGCTCACATAACGTTACAGGGCATGTTTTTGATTCCTCTGTGCCTCTCAGAGCAGCATGCATTACATCAAAAGAGCATTCTTCAATTCTGTTTAACAATGCCCCAGATTGATTAATAAAAATCGTTGATAATCGCTCCAACATCACAACTTCACGACCTGAGAGGCCATCATTGAGTTCAAATTCAAGATACTCAAGATTACTCAATGCCGTATAAAACGCTCCCTCAGAAAGCCCTTCACGATTAACTTCTCCTGTAAAAAACGCTCCTGTTGATGTAGGTTGTATCGAAACCATCGCGCTTCCTAATTGTATTTGAGCACCTCCAGCAGAGCTTTGCTCACGTATACTAAAAAGCACATCTTCTGGGACAGTTTCCAATAGTCCTGCAGTATTCAAATAAGATGTCAGATTTATCGGCATTAATTTATCTCCCTGTTGAATTAGCTCCTCTATTATCTACCTAACAAATATCCCCTATACATGACAACAAAAACCGGAGCCGGACTCCGGTTTTGTGAAGCTGTCGGGTTACTTCATCCCGCCAATATTTTCCCACGTCCCGTCAGCACGCAGAATTTGCAGCGGTCTTACCACGCACTGTATCTGCTTTTTATCTGCATCCAGTATCACCACCTGCGTGATTACCCTGTCCTGCTCCGGAATAATACCATTCTCATCGGACTCCAGGATGTCTGCTGGCCCCAGACGCAGTTGTGCTGTAAGCGACTGCACGTGTTCACGGTCATCATGCTTTCCGCAACCACACAGACGCTGCATAAGTTTTTTTAGTATATTCATGTCATTCTCCTGTTCTGCCTGTATCACTGCCCACTTCATCCAGCCCCTTAACATCCTGCCACGGCCCGTCACCAAATCTGACCTGCAAATGCTGAAACAGCCCCTGAACCTGTGTGGCATCTTTGGGGTCAAGAAAGGTCAGTCCGGTGATGAGCGCACCATCTGTATCCGGGAACCAGCCATTGCTGTTTGTCTCAATAATGTTTCCCGGCCCCAGACGAAAACGGATTTGTGTCTCCCCCGGGTCGCCCTTTGGTCCCTGAGGTCCGGTTGCCCCCACCGGGCCAGCCGCACCTGTTTCTCCTTTCGGTCCCTGTGGGCCTGCCGGGCCTGTTGCCCCGGTATCTCCCTTTGGCCCCTGTGGACCTGTACTTCCTGTCAGCCCGGTCTCTCCCCGCTCTCCCCTGTCGCCTTTCGGCCCCTGCGGGCCTGCCGGACCAGCATCACCTGCCGGTCCCCGTTCGCCGGTTGCCCCGACAGGGCCGGTGTCACCGCGCTCTCCCTTATCACCCTTCGGCCCCTGAGGACCCGCGGGCCCCTGTTCCCCCTTTGGCCCGGGAGGTCCCACCACGGTGGGGATTCGGTTTACGGCCTCTTCCGCCGCTATCCTGCTTTGTTCCGCTGACTGTGCGCTTTCTGCTGACTCCCGGGCTTTTTCTGTTGCGGTCGTTGCATCCCTGGCTGCATTACCGGCTGCACTTTCTGCCGTCTTTCTTGACAATTCAGCATCTGCTGCACTTTGTGATGACTCACTGGCTTTTTGAGCGGCCGCAGAGGCCGAGGACGAGGACGCCTCCTCTGACTGCTTTGCAGCGGCTGCACTTTCTGCCGCCTGCCGGGCTGACTCCGATGCATCCCCTGCTGAAGTGTCAGCATTTGCAGCGTTCTCTTCTGCCTGACTGGCTGATATGCCGGCATTCCTCGCTGATGTCTCCGCCTCTCCGGCATTCTTCTTCGCCTCCTCTGCGTGACGCGCCGCTTCTTCCACCATCAGTTCAAAACGACGCATTGCCTCCGGCCGGACGTCATCCTCCGACATGGCACCGAGAAAATCATTCAGCGTCCCCGGTTGAGAATCTTCATACACGGTGATGGTCCCGGCATGTGATGGAGGGAATCCCTCCACCAACAGAGTGACGCTGTACTGACCATACTCGACGTCCATGCTGTAACGCCCTGCCTCATCCGGATTTTCAGAGGCCACCGTGTTCACCACCACCGTGGTGCTGTTACGTCTGGCTTTCAGTTGAATGGTGCAGTTCTGTATTGGTTTTCCTGTGCCGTCTTTCAGCACACCTGAAATCTTTACTGCCATATTCACCCCACAAAAAAGCCCGCCTGAACCGGCGGGCTGTCATAACACTGTGTTACCTGGCTAATCAGAATTTATAGCCGACACCCACGATGAAACCGTCAGTGCGCCAGTCGCCACTGCCGGAACCTTCATAAGCAAGGTCAATAACCACCGTCTCTACGGGACTGAACTGAATCCCGGCATTCCAGG